CATTCCAATTAGCTTGGCCCCAGGTGAACCTGCCCCATCCTGAAGATACCGACATGGTCGGCCTCCTATGCTAATCTAATGATTGCGCTGCTTGAATCTGCTGTTGGAAACTCAATTTTAAAAGTTCCATTACTAGCTGTCTTATCACCACCAAATGCAATTATACAAACAGCATCAGTTGTTCCCGAACCACCATCTGTTGTTGTGTTATAAATCATTGCACCGTTTGCAGTGAAAGAAGCAGATGAATAAGTTACATCTGAAAAGTCTGTGAAAGCTGTTGTTGAAGATAAAGATACACCAGAGTTTGTGAGAGTTGCTCCACCTGCAGAATATGCAGATCCCGATGTATTTGTAATTTCTTCTGATGTTGAATAGTCTGTTGTAGAAGCCCCTAAGTTTGCATCACTATCAAATAGTGCTATCTTAAAAGTGTGACCACCTGAAGATTCAAAACTGTGTTTACCTTGTAAAAGTTCTTGTTTAAAACTTGAACATATTGCTGATGTTATTGCCATAATTTAATCTCC